AGTCCGGTTACACAGGACGTATATGGCGTGGATACACCGACGGTATACAAACATGGAAGCCATTCCGTATACCTTGGAACGCAAACTCTTCTCCTGAATACACTGATAGTAATCTCAATTGGGATTTATCGCAGCACGCCGAAGGTATAGGGATGACCGGGTGGTGCTGGGAACAGTGTGTATCTAAGTGGGTAGCCTTCGATTTCGATGACTTAACCAGCCATAACGAAGGATTAACTGCATCAGAACTGAAAGAAGTCCAAGAAGCAGCATCTAACATCCCATGGGTTACGGTAAGAAAATCAACAGGTGGACAGGGATTGCACTTGTATGTTTTCTTAAATGATATTCCTACCGCAAATCATTCAGAGCACTCCGCTCTTTCAAGAGCCATTCTTGGAAAGATGACCGCCTTTACCGGGTTCGAGTTTTCTAATAAAGTAGATATTTGTGGAGGAAATATCTGGGTATGGCATCGTAAGATGAAGGGAACTAATGGTCTACAACTAATTAAACAAGGTGAGACTCTTTATGATTTTCCTATCAATTGGAAAGATCATATTCCAGTTATAAACGGTCAAAGACGGAAGACCATTCCGGGAATCTTACAATCTAATGATATATCCTCCTTCGAGAGATTGACGACAGAAAGACCACGAGTAAAATTAGATTCAGAGCATAAAAGATTATTAGAATATCTGGAAGAAATAGATGCTATGTGGTGGTATGATTCTGATAGGAATATCTTAGTTTGCCATACTTCTGATTTGAAAAAGGCACACGATGAACTTAATTTTCGAGGTCTATTTGAAACAGTTGCTACGGGCAAAGAAAAACACGATTACAACAGTTTCCTGCACCCTGAAGAATATCCATCAGGTGCCTGGGCGGTACGTAGATTCACTCCGGGCATCCAAGAAGCTAATACTTGGAGTCAAGATTCATCGGGTTGGACACGTTGTTACCTAAATAAAGAGCCAACACTGTCGGTAGCAGCCAGGGCATTTGACGGTATAGAAGATGAGAGAGGCAACTATTTCTTCAATGAAGCAGAGATCGCTACCGCGGCCGCTCAAAGGCTTGGAGCAAATCTAAACTTACCGGCATGGGCTGGCAATCGTCAAACGATAATAAAATCACATAAAGACGGTAGGCGCATTATCGTTGAAGTGAAGCGAGAACAAAGTGACAACCCTTCTCAGATGGCCGGATGGAAAGAGGATAAGGGCTGGTGGAAAAAGATTTTCGATGCTAGACTATCGCAGCCTGAAGCAACCGACAGCCAAGCCTATGATGATATAATCAGACACCTTATTACTACTAGCCAAAATGATACAGGGTGGGCTATTAAAGCCGGCAACAAGTGGCAATATGAACCACTTAACCACGTTAAAATAGCCTTAAAAGCTATGGGGTTAAGTGAGGTTGAAAGCACGAAAGCTATTGGCAAATGCGTTATGGAGAGTTGGGTTCTAGTTAATAAGCCGTTTGAGGACGAGTACCCTGGTAACAGGGAATGGAATAAAGACGCCGTTCAACTACAATATGTTCCATCAAAAGAAGGCCCCTTCGTACATACTAACTGGGATAAGTTAATCAATCATTGTGGAACGGGATTAGATGAAGCTGTAAGACATAATGGGTGGTGCCAAGCTAACGGTGTTCTTAATGGTGGTGACTACCTAAGATTGTGGATAGCATCGGTCTTTCAGTTTCCACAGAAGCATCTACCATATCTATTCTTATATTCACCCGAACAACAGACCGGCAAAACTTCATTCCATGAAGCATTAAAATTGTTAATAACATCAAATGGGTATATGGATATCAAGGCCGCAATGCTTAATTCCTCGGGATTCAATGAGGAAATGAAAAGTGCGGTTATCTGTGCAGTAGATGAGATGGACCTACGACAGAATAAGTACGCTTATAATCGTATTAAAGACTGGATTACAAGCGAAGATATTCTTATACATCCAAAAGGCAAGACGCCTTACATGATTAAAAATGTCACACACTTCATACATACTGGTAATGATCCGAATGAGTGCCCAATACAGACCAATGATTCTAGAATCATTGTTATACGTGTTCCACCATTGAATCCGATGGAGATGATTCCAGAAAGTGTTTTCAAACAGCTACTAGATAAGGAAGCGGCAGCGTTCTTAGGTACACTATTCCAGATAGAAATACCGCCTTGTCAAGATCGTCTTAATCTTCCAGTCATAGAGACTGAAGAGAAGGACGTTAGTATGAAGATGACACGTAATTCTTTCGAGGTATTTCTTGATGAGTACTGTTTCTATTCTCCTGGTTACACTGTTAGGTATAGTGAATTATGGACGCAATTCCAGAACTGGCTTGATACTAATGAAGTAGCTGCTTGGTCTAAAATAAGGATGGGAAGGTGCCTACCACTTAAATATCCAAAAGGAAGATTGGCAGCGGATAACGCTCAGTTCCATGTCGGCAACTTATCGTTTACCAAGCCTACAGAAGAAAGGTCTAAATATGTCTTACGGAAGGAGATGTTGGTCAAGGAGGACGAACAATGATATTAAAATCTGTATTAGACTCCCTAGCACCTGAAGAGCGAGCAAGATTGATGCACGCTTTCGAGCATCAATTTTCCCAGCATATTAAGTTAATGGGAAATAAGTTTATTGGAGTGAATATAGTAGGAAGGCATTTCGTTGTAGAAGAAAGTGCTGGAGTGTGGTCTTACGGAACTATAAGAAAGGAAACCAATGGCTAGGCAAATCGTTATAGGATTAGGCTATAAGAAGGGTTCGGGCAAGAATACATTTGCCAAATTTTTAGGAACACATATACGTTGTTCTTGCAATCATTTGAAAGTTCAAGAAGTTAGTTTCGCTCATAAAGTCAAAGACCTTGCCTTCCAATTATATGGTTGGGCTGGCATCCAACGACCAATATACTATGAGACACACTATTCGGATAAGGAGATAACTCTACCGCAACTAGGCAAATCTCCTAGACAGATATGGATTGAGATAGGTAATAAGATGCGTGAAATATACCAGAATACCTGGATTGATTACGCTCTTAATGGTGTCAAAGGTGATATTATTATCATAACGGATATGGGCTTCTTAAACGAAGCTAAAGCCATTCTTTTTAAGCATGGTTATCTTATTAAAATCCAACGTAGCGGTATACCCACTGGATCCGACCCAAGGGAAGTAGAGCTAGATGCTCTTCAAAATGGTGATTGGGACGATATTATTAGCAATAATGGTTCATTGGATGACTTGTACGCTAGTTCTCTTATTATATGGAATAAAATAAATGCAAAAGAAAAGGTGTGCTAACCGTAGTGGACTAAAGAAAATAGTTTGTCTAGATGGTCCTTGTTTCGGGTTCCGTGGTGAAGTCAGTGTTAATGAGAAGGGGGCTTGTTTAATAGCCACTACAACCAGAGTAGACTTAAAAGCAGCCATATATGTTGTAGGAAAAGAAGTTAATACCGAAGGATATTATCTAGCAGTCTACTCTCATGGTATAAAAAGAAAATGAATAGGCTAAAATACGGCCGAGGCTATCTTTGTGGCCCGATGGAAGCAGCTAACGATAACGGTGCTGATTGGCGTATCAGATTACAACGAGAGTTGACAGATTTAGAGGTTTTCTGGTTAGACCCAACACATAAGCCAACTAATATCGGCATAGAAGACGAACAGACTAAATACATCTTAAACGATTTAAGGTCGAAAGGTGACTATAAGTTATTGAGACAAATGATCCAACCTATACGGTCTTATGACCTACGTATGGTTGATATAAGTGACTTTTTAGTCGTGCATCTTGATAGGGATACACCAACTTGTGGAACATGGGAAGAACTTTTCTTAGCTAATAGGCAGAAGAAGCCTGTAGTGTTACACTATGCACAAGGTAAAGGTAAAGTACCGCACTGGCTTTTCGATGTCGTTCCTGAACAGATGATGTTCTCTGAGTGGTTTGAAGTATTTGAGTACCTAAGGCATATAGCCTATGGTACTAATATAGATGATCTGAACAGGTGGAAATTCTTTGATCTCTCTTTGTGCAGGACATTCAATGACGAATAAATACGCTGTAGCATTGATCTGTGGTCTTTGGCCAGTTATTTTGCTATTAAAATCAGGGACTATAATTGAGAACCCAGTTGCTACCTACTTGTTCAAGGCGACTTTCGCTTTTAGTATCACTCTCATAATTATTATGGCCGTGATAGATCTGGCCATATACCTATGGAGGACGTATCATGGTTAAATCCGCCGTTCATATGAATGGTAACATCTTGTGTGCTGTAGACGTAGAGACAACAGGGCTAATCCCAGGTTTCAATGAGGTATGGCAAGTATGCGTTTTGCCATTGGACTCGGCGTGCAAGCCCAGCAAAGAGTACTACCCGTTCTACCAAGAGATTAAAATCAACTACCCAGAAAGAATAAGTAGAAAGGCCGTACATATTGCGAGAGAGACTTTCGCTGAGAAGCAGCGAAGAGCATTAGACCCACTAACTTGTGGAGATATGTTTGACGAATGGTTTCAGAAGCTGGACCTGCCAATCTATAAGAAGATCATACCATTGGCCTGTAATTGGCCTTTCGACAGATCGTTCTTAATAGAGTGGCTAGGTCCAGAGTCTTTCGGGGACTTCTTCCATCCCCACTACCGCGATGTAATGGCTGCCGCCATCTTCCTTATGGACTTAGCCGATCACAATAATCGCAGAGTGGAAATGTCTAAGTTCAATTTAGCGGAGCTATGTAACAAAATGAATGTTAATAATCTCAAACCACATGACTCACTTCAGGACTGCATGGCTACCGCGGAATGTTATAAAAGGATTCTCGGGTGGGCATCTTAGGAGAAAGCATTCTTAGATACACCACCACCATCGAATCCTATCATGCCATACTCGTTCTCTGCTTTGTGCGTGCAGCCGCCTTGTTCGTCCCAGTACTCTTTATTGGAACAATCAACAGTTGTATTTTTATTATACAGTACTGTTTCACCTACACAACCCTCTTTAACTGTTTCTACTGAGTCAAAGAACGCACAAGCTGCTGAGTAATTTTCAAAAACATAGGTTTGTTTTTTACTTGTACCCGCACCTATTTGTCCACAGGCACCAGGAACCGTAGAATATGGTGCCACGACAGTTATTGGGTCTAACCAGTAGATATTAACAATAGCACGACAAGGCCATTCTTCTGGGTCCAGTTCCTCCGGGGATGGTAGGTCTTCCGGATTGAAGGCCTTATCTTCTGGCTCCTCGTAGTCACTGTCATTTAGATCGTCAGCATCAGTTCTGTTATTAGAAGCACCGCTGTCGTCTTCACCATAATTCATGGGGTCTGTTCCTGGAGAATTTTCGATATTACTATCTAAATCAGGTGCCAATGGGTCCATGCCTCCAGGGCTGTCCGGTCCTGGGTCTGGTAATTCCGCCGGCCATGTTCCGGTAGACTCATATTCATATTGTCCGACACTTAGATCAGATGGTGATTTTATACCTATATCAGAATTCTGTCTGTCAATGTCTGATATACCATGCTTGTCCAGGGACGTCTCAGCGTTCTTGGCCTTATCCCATTCATCCATAGTTGGATTTATTGGGCCCTTTAATTGCACGCCGGTCATTAAATTCCTGGTGTCAAACCTAGTCTCAACCCGGTCTCTTATTGGTGTTTGAAATACGTCCTGTGGGGCTGTCCAAGTGTATGGGTAATCATAGTATAATAGGTCATCATCATCAGTAGGATAAGTAATATCTGATGGTAAATCCGCCGGATACGCGAAAATATATGGTTCCATGGACCCAAGTTTAATCGGGCACCATAATTCCATACTGATAGTATTATCATCAGAGTTATAAGAACTTTGTAAAACCTTACATATAACTGGTTGATTTGATATCTGTCTCAAATCCAATGTGACACTATCCAGTGATTCTATATTTAGAAGGTGCAATGGAGTCTTGAATTTAACGATTTTCCATGTATTTGAGTATCTTATCATCCAAAATGATAGACACCTAAGCACGTACTCTTGTATATTATAGGTATACAAATCGTACTCTTCATTTTTCAATCCATATTTTGATATGTTATTTCGTAGTATGATATTAAAATCATCACTTTGCATATGAGACATACGCCATTTACCAGTCAACTTAGTAACTAGACTTTCAGTAGAAGTAGAGGTAACTTCTAGGGTGTTGACTAAAATATCTTTCTCATTGATGGTGGCAACGGATACGGGCTGCTCGGGCAGATAATAAATATAGAATACATTATTTTTTAATATCAAAGAGCATCTAGCCTGCCAACTAATATCTTTCAGTAAACTCAAAATATCAATGCTCTTGTTCAGTAGGATACTATTAGGATAATCCTTAACCCGTTCGTGAACATGATTAAATGTATCCTCATCAATAGTGAAGTCCGTGTACGTGTTAATAAGATATCTTAAAATGTCAACCGTATTCGGCCCTACCGATGACTTAAAAGTAACATAGATATCGTCATTACAATTTAATGATTCATTCTTAGATAAAGCATCTTTGAAAACGACAACAGTTGCTTTTATTTTACCGTCTTCTAGTTCTAGTTCTGAAACATCATAAAGACTTGAATCTACATCTTGAATGATATTAGTACCACTTAAATTTGTAAAAACAGACACCTTAACTACTTCACCCGGCACCAGACTTACAATATATATTTGCGGTTCAGGGGTAGCTAGTGTTACTTCATCACCGGGTTTCAGATATTGGTATCCAGAATTGTCTCCGTTAATGTACTTTGAATCACGTTTATAAACTGGAATATACTTTAATGAATACCATGGTGGTCCTGTATTTACTACTCTGTATCCAACAAGTTTTTGTTCCCCATAAACTATATGGGGAGACACGCCTCTAGCGGCAGTAGGGATAAATGTTAGACTCAATCTTTCTCTATCAAATGTTCCACGGATATAATTTTTTTCCCCCTGTATGGCATCCTTACTAGCCATAGGTGGCAAACCCATTTTCTTTCTTAGCGGGTCTATAAATGTATCAAAATACTGTTGAAGGAGTTTGTGCTGTGTGCTAGAAATTTGTGTACCAACTCCATCTATGCTACCTATTTTAAGTAGAAGTTCTTCGTTCTGTGGGAATGCACTCCAATTATATACTAATGCTGTTCTGCGATTTGTAGATTTTTGGTTATCTAATATGGCCTTAGTATCATTATACCGGCGTATAAAAGGGTTGTCTCCCGGGTTTGTGTAATATAATTTATAGTCTTGTGACATTTTTAATAATAATTGGCATCTGTCCTCTAAATACTTATCCGATATACCGATACCAGTAAGTAATTTTCCCTTCGCTACCTCCGTTATCCGTAAAGCAGGAGAGTGCAGAACAGTCCCAAAACACATCGGCCAGGGCTTACCTATCAAACTAGGCGGCAAATTCTCAATCTGACCTTGTTCAGCCGAAAATCCTACCTCTCTAGTCTCTATGGACGATATAATAGTAAAAGAAACTGTTCGTTCTGATTCACTCCATTTAATTACAGAATTTATTCTGCCAGTAAAAAGAATGAACTTATCAGTTATATCTAAGCCATTAAAATACTGATATACAGTCACAGGGCGTAAATGTATGTCATTAGTATCAAGTATATCTTTTATCTCTCCATCAGTATCTGATAGTACAACAGATAAAGATTGCGAATCATTAGATCCATTAACATTAACTACCGAATCTAATTCTCCCAACTCCAGAATAGACCCTCGTATTCCCGCCACTGTTTTATCCGAATAAAACATCATGGTCCCGGGAGTCCACTCTATACCAAGTATAATAATAGGCTCAACCCCTTTAGACTCGGATAATTTGTTCAAAGCTGATTGAGATATATTTCTCATAGTTTGGTCCCTTGGAATTCTAAGGTTATATCTTGGAGTTCGGCACTACCAGTAGAGAAGTCAAATGGATTGACAGTAAAATATCCGGCCCACACCACACCTAAATGGTCAGTTAATTTTATCTGAGAACTATAGAAGACACGAAGAAAGGCCCTTAATTCCAAGCCCTTCATGCGATCCAATTTGAACTGTAATATCAACTTACGTCTTTGTGATGATTTAACGTAAGTATGTAACTGCCCATCCATCGTGTACTGTTTCATTATAGAGCTAGTCAAGGACTCACTATCATTGAAAACCGGGTTCGGAAGGAAACTTATAACTTGTATGGCAGGATATGGTGCCTCTAGTTTCACGCTCATTCTTCCACCTCACCAGTGCTTTCTGTATTGATACTAGTATCAACAGTTGCATCAGCTTCTAGTAGCTGTTTGACCTCTAGTGCAAGTGACAATAAGTTACCAGTGGAGCCTACTCGCGAGATAGCTGTATCTGGATTAGTTATTATGCCAATCCATGTACGCCCTTCCCAATCAGTGATTTTAATATCACGTCCTAGTGACTCGTCAATAAGTGCCAGTACCGACTGGCACTCTTCTTCTGAGAGTCCTACAAACTCTAAACTCATATTCTGAGACTTAGGCCATCTAGGATCAGAATAGACTTGTAGAGTCCCGCCCCTGGATACTCTATTTATCCTATTAAAGGATATAGAATCGGTGTTACCGAATGACGGTGATTTCAGTATCACTGTTGTAGACTGGTATTCTAGCTTTACCCCGCTGCCTTTAATAATCATCGGTATCGGTGGCATATCCGCTTTATTCCCAACGTACATAGAATAGCTGCAAAGTCTACCGGCTTTATTAACTAACTCGTAAGCCAGGGCCTCTGTGATAGTTATACGGGACGTACAAGTCACACCAATAATTTTGCTAACACTAATTGAAGGTGTTATCGTTATATCTGCTGCGAGAGTTTTAACTTTCTCTACCGAGACTTCTGGAACAACTTCTATATTTTCAGCTATAACAGTTTGTAACTCTGTACCTAGGTCTGAAGATATGTTTATTTCTGAGGTACAAGATACCTCAGTAGCTGTAGACTTAAGAAGAAAGGCGGAGGCACTTGGTAGAACACGTATCTTCGTGTTATTGCCTTTCGGTGCTCTCTCTATTTCTATATCAATATAATCACCAAGACGATAGTGCCAATCGAATGGCCTGCCCAGCTCGTCGAACATCACTACAGAACTTGTTAAGTCAGCTTGACAATTAAGTGTCCGTGACTCAAACTGTAATGATGCAGTGGCACCGAGTGTTAAGTAGTTATCAGCACCAAGACTCATCAATGATGAGCGGGCGGTACTAATAATTGGAATGTTATTAGTAACATGCGTGTCTTCATCCACTAAGTACTTAATAACTAAGAAGATTTTATCATAATATAAAATCTTCTGATTATTAGTTGATGAACTGTTATCTTCTAACAACAGAAGAAGACTGTTGCCACTAACCCAACCCTCTTGGTCGATGATCTCTTGTATAACGCTACTAAAATCAATAGATCTGTAGCCAGTAGTAGCCGTCCAAGGAGGCTGTGTATCCTCAGCAAAGTTACTTGTTTTAACCTTATTGGCGTACTCAGAATAATCAGTAGGAGCTACGGCATCAGCTTCCAAGACACCATATATCTTTGAGTTAACGGTGTAGGTGTCAGTAGCATTCGGAGTCCAAGTAAGATATGCTTCCGTGACAACTACACCCTTAGATATAGTTATGTTGTCAAACTTATAGAAAGCATCATAAATAGTTGGTGAAGCACCACGACCGAACCTAGCGTTATCGTCGGCATTATCAAATGCTCCAGCCCTAGTAGCATAACCACAATCAGTAGCTATAGAGCATCCCTTAATAACGTGCAGGTATACGGGCTGAGCTACTTCGATATATTGTCTGGTAACTCTTAGAGTCATACTCCCACCTTTACACCTATTTTAGCGTTATTAAGGGTGCTAATATCCCACTGTTTAGAGTCCTTTGGATTAGTTTCACTTAAATAACTGTAAATGAAATACGTAGCTGTGGTCAATTGTGGGGCACTATCATCACTAGTGGCATCCGAAAGGATGGATGCGATAATCGTGTATCCGTCTCCGTCTGTATCTCTACATTCTGTTTGAATAGTTATTCCAAGGATGTCTTCTTCATTTGATAATGATCCATAACCGTATAGGTCTAAGGCATCTTCATCAGTGGCTTCGACATAAGTAGTATCTCCATCCGAGTATGTCTCGCTAATACGTGAGAAATTGTTATCTCCACCATTGCGTGACCACTCAACAGAGTAATCACTCGCTGGTCTAAAGATACTAATATCAATTGGACCTAAGAAATTGTTGTTCCTAGTACCAGTTGTATCAAGAATATAGATATTATCATACCGGGCGTAATAGACTAAAGGGTAACTCTGTGTACCTATATTTAATCGCCCCACACTTAAATTACCAGGATCATAGGCTGTGTTAATACCGCTATCACTTAATACCACCTTATTATTTACACGTAATTCAAAAAAGCCTTCACTATCATGGATGTGGGCTTTGAGTTCAATGTAAACCCAGTCAACAGTATTTAGACCCAACCCAACAGTGGTACCAAGAATTGTATCAGCAGACCCACCTCTACGAAGTTGTAAATTACCATCAGTCGTTTTACCCAAACGTAATTGACTAGTGCCACCTGAGGTCAATAAAGATACAACTCTCAAAGAAGCAGAAAGACCGGTATCAACCTTATAATGGAATCCTACTACAATAGTCTGTGTGTCTGGTATTATCATTGACACGGAATTATTATTATAGCCAATACGCAAGCATTGACCTGATAATGCACCTGGATAATTATAAATATATGTAGTGCTTGCTCCCAGTTCATACCGTCTGCCCAGATATTCTTTCATCCGGGCAGCTGTTGTACCGGCACCACCGAAACCTTCTAGATGTAGTAAAGCCATATGGCACCTACTAAGCAGTTAGGGTATACACTATCTTTAGTTGGTCTTCATTAGCTACTTCAACGTCACCGACAGAAAATAAAGCTGTGCAGAATAATATACCATCTACGTCATTGTCACCAACGACATCGGCGTTAGCACCATAGCCAACTAGGAAAGCACCTTTAACAGTACCAGAAGCCGTTATGTTAATATAAGCCGGTGTCGCACTATTACTAAGTGCTTGACTGGCGGCTGCCTCTTCCTCAAACTCTTCTCTGTTACCAGTACCATAGTCCTCGAATTCCGACCATCCATTACCGTCATTTATACCCTGGTAAGTATCCGTTGCGGCCAAGGAAGCATATCCGTTAGCATCTATTAGTCCTATATACCATGGGTGTGATGCAGCTACCCCATGGAACATAACATTCAGTAGCGTATTCTTACCTTGGTTCACTACGGCATTTGGGGCAAGAAATTCTCGTAACAGTTTACCATTTCGGTACTGTTGAATCTTGAAGATACCTTTGACATCCAATTTATTTAACATTAGTTATACCCTTTCAAAGAAGAAGACTGGCGTCTTAATTCCCTACGTATCTCATTAACAGTATCACGTGCTGTCTTAGACGGTGACTGGGCTTCAGTGATTTTAATATCACCTATTGTGACATTCGTTACTGGGCCACCTGATTGTCTGTACACCGGCGAACGTCCAGAATTTATAGCAACTAATTGTGAGAAGAATTTGCGTGTGGAATCAGCATTAACAACGAACTCACCAGGAGACAGCATAGCGGGTATGGTGTCTGTGCCACGTTTGGCGAAACCACCACCGGCCAAATACATCATACCTCCGCGGGACTTATTAGCTGCTCCTGCTCCACTGGCCTCTCTTAGAGCTTGGGCCGTAGCTCTAGCTTGTTGCTCCACCCTCTTCAATGCCGAAACCATACTATCAGAATTAGACTGTACTGAACTATTAGCAGCGGATGCACCAGTTGATATTTCCTCACCAATAGTTGATCCACTATCAGTCGCTGACTCTCTTATTATACGGAAATACTCTTCTATAGGCTCTTTGGACTCCGTTATCTTCTGTGTTAAGGCTCCAAGTATATCAGCCTGAGCTGATTGTTCCTGAACGTTTTTAGTTTCAGTTGCGGCTGTTTGCAAATTAGTTATTAACTTATCCAAGGCCTCCACTGAGTTAGTGAAATTGGCACTAAGATAATCGGGTCCGTAAGGCTCTACGGTCGCTAAAGCGTCACGTATTTTAATAATACGATCTAAGACTGCCGTGTACTCACCTGTATTGGCTTTACCTGCGGCGGCTAATGCTGCCGCCTCTTGAGTAGCACCACTGATTTCATCTTTTAACTTTTCGGCAACATGTGTTGCGGAGGTATCCCAGTCACCCATCAATTTAGTAAATAGTGTCTGGCCCGCTATAGCGGCACCAAACTCTTGAACACTAGCCAACGCTAGTTTGATATTATCATTTATATTGGCTTGAGCCTGTGCTTGTTGATTAGCAGCCTGTGTACTTTGATCTAGTTGTTTAGCAAGATAAGCAGTTGTCTTCTGCATCTCCGTGGTATCAAAAGCATCAGCGAATGCCGTCCGTATACGATTGAGAGATGTTAGTACTACCGCTTCAAAAGTCTGGACCTCACCAGTGACAGGATCGAAGAAGCCCTTAGTAGCTTCCGCGAACTCCTTCTGTAACTGTAGTTTATTTGCCAATGACGCATAGATTTTAACATCACCGAAGGTTTTAGCTAAATCCTTGGATACCAAAGCAAGTTCTTTGGATATACGCTCTCTGTCTACAGGATCAGTTGTCTTAGATAACTGGTTAGTCAAATCTTTGAAATGCTCACTAAGAACTTTAAGTCTCGCTGATAGCATATTCATTGAGGACAATTGATCTTTAACAGCCTGAGCTTGGTCAATAGTATTTTGCTTCAATTTGTTCTGTATATCTAGCTGCCCCTTCATAGTAGTTAAAGCTGATTCCTCGGCTTTGGCTATCAATGAACGGTTCTTAGTTTGATCGGCTGCTGAAACAGCGGCTTTTGCTTGCTCTTCCGCTCTCTTCTGTAGAGCGTTAGCTACCTCGAACTCACCTTTAGCAGCTGCTCTTTGTGATTCCGCTCTTAAAGATTCAGCACGGGCTATTCTTTGATATACCTCATGGTACTTATCTACGGACCTTAGAGAACGCTCAAAGGACCAGTCGTTAATACTACCAGCTATTTCGGCGGATTTGATACTAATATCACGTAATTTACTGTTGGTCTCAGCAACAACGTCATAGAACTTGGTGAAAAGGCTCTCAATTGCATTAGCTTGATTTCCAACCTGATCTTCTAATGTGTTGAAGATGAGACTATTTATAATCGTGATATCTTTGGCAGCGGACTCATATAGTTTTTGTTTTTCAATAAGGAACTGCTGTATAGATGCTAACATCTGTTTGTGGGCGTTAGCTTGTTCAGTGATTTCAATATCATACTTTATAAGTTTCTGCCGTTGAGCAACAGCGAGGGTTTTCTCTAAATCATCATGTGCCTTTTTAGCAATCCTAATTGTGCTTTGAAGAGCATAGTTGACAAGCAATATAGCTCCAACAGTCGCGGTGGCCCACAGTGTTGGTGAGGAAGCCATTTTCTTGAAGGCGCCCTCTGTGAAAGCGGCCTTCAATCCTACCTCATGTATACGTGTTTTCAATATAGTTGCTGATGCAATTATACTTTTAAGAGCATTTAGAGCATTGGGACGAAGAATTAACCACACAGCAGCACCAGCCGCTACTGAAGTAGTTAGGGCAGTCATAGCCTGTCGTGATCCGCCGAAAGCGTTAAAGATTTGGAGCAGTGTGCTATTAGCATTACGTCCAAATTGGTTCATTGTTACATTTAATTTATTTAATTCAAGCTCCACCTGCTGAGCATTAGTCTCAAAAATAATTTTCTTCGCGTCTTGAAGTGTTTGGGCACTAGCCTTCTTAATTTGTTCAAGAGAATCATTATAAGTGTCAGCGTACTCAGCACCTAGACCCAAAGCACCACGTACCGCACGTATACGTCCGTATAGTTCTGATAGTTCGGTAGCAGTTGAACCTGCTGTCTCACCTATCTTCTGAATAAAACCTTGGAACCCATACGCTTGTATACCGGCTTCAGCCGTTGTAACACCTAGTTCTTTGAATACACTTTTAAGTTTGTCGGTCGGACTAACAAGTTTCAACTGCACATTCGTTATAAGAGTATACGCTTCATTATATTGCATGCCCAGACGAGTTAACGTTGCTATAGATGCAAGTAATTCATCTAATGATACACCTAATTGGGATGATAAAACTGATACTCTACCAAAAGACGTAGCTAGTTCTTCCCCACGGATACGCCCTAGTTCGATAGTTTTGAATAGCTTGCCTGCTACTTGGTCAGCCGAGACTGCACTTAGTTTGTAGGAATTAAGCGTAGATGAAAGAAGATTAACAGCATTATCCAGTGACGTTACAGCAGCGATACTAAAATCACTAGCCGTAGCTAAGAAAGTAAAGGCATTAGCCGCACTTGTAACTTGATTAGATAGTGTTTGATACAAACCTGCAGTAACGACTGGTAGTTTCTGACCAGTGGCCTCAGCTAGTTCCTCTACTTTAGTTGCTAGTTGATCTAGGTCAGTATAGGCACCAGCACTAATAGTCTGTATCTCGGCCAATGAACTTTCGTAATCTCTAGAAGCCTTTAGTGCCTCTCTCATGGCACTAGTCATTTGTGATATGACCTGGTGCAGTACTTGAATAGTGAAAATTCGTACAACACTTTTCCATGTTAGTACAATATCGGCACCAGATTTTTTGTATTCATCAGCTAGTTTTTTAACAGCGGCACCCTGCTGTTGCATAACCGGATGTATAGAAGGTAGAACTGAAGACAGTTTACCATAAGTATTTTTTGTTGATTGCAGTAGGCTGTCAAGACTAGCGGCAGATTGCTTATTAGATGTAGTTATAGCCTTACTAGAGGATTGGACAGCTTTCTCGAAGCCAGTGGCACCGGCATTGAAGCCAGCGGCAGATGACTTAGCCTTATTCATGGCATTAGACCATATATTTAAGGCCACAGTCATAGACTCTAAGGTCTTAATAGCCTGTGAGGCATCGAAACCTAATACAGTCCTTAGTTCTTCAGCCATTAGAGGCCATCCCTTCGTATTTTAAGTAAGGGTATCGGTAGTGATACCTTTTCCATCTCACTCTTAGCTAACTCTTTACCGGCTTTCAATGAATGCCAAGGAGCACTCTTACTTACACCAACATTAGTATATTCTTGCAAATTATAATGGGCTACATCAGTTATAATAGTAATACTGTAGTCAGCCCAATCAGTGTTAAGAATAGCCGATCCTTGGTTCTTACCGCGTAGTATCCTATTAGGTGCGTTACCAGAAGGTGTTATAACTAGTGTTCCACCAATTAGTTCTACAAGCTCCAATAACGATCCCTGAGACATACCAGACCAAACAGGCACTTGACCCGATACTCCATCAAGCCAAGCTGATGCTGCCTCCTTGATTTTAGTATCAAGGTACTCTTTTATCATACGCTCGGTCTTAGTTAAATCTATTGTCGCAGTAGTAAATGTTCCTGTAAATTTCATTTGTAAGCTCCGTAGTTAGGACTCGAACCTAATTAGTATTCTCCCACGAGACTACGGAGGACCACTAACTGAACAGACTTTTAACGGTCTCTGACTCTTCCAAGTCACGTATCTGACTATAAGCTATTAAATGACTCTTAGTATCTACATTACAAGAGTCCCAATCAACTTTTACACCCGGAGGTAGTACATTTAAGCGTTCGCAGGCACGCCAGATTGCATAGAGTTCTGTCCTCCCTTTAGGGAGTTTAGTAGCTCTAGTTGTGCCTGCTTGGAACGTAAAAAACGTTCACGTGCCGCTTCAATCTTGGCCTCATTCAACCCTTGGGCTGAAAGAGCACCATTAACGATCATATTGATTTCCAAATCACTGAATCCAGAAGCGTTCAGTTCTTTACGGAAATGTATCCATGTACCTGGGTCTTTAAGATCAACTGTCTCCCATTCCAAATCTTCAGTTGCTGTTAGTGCTGTCAGTACTAACCAAGCAATTTTCTTTTCACTGTACAGGTTAACTTGTTTCAGGTAATTGGGGTCTCGGAGATCAGGTACGTCTTGCCCGTCAATCTTCTTCTTCCGTGGTTCAGGTAATGGGCATAACTTATCGAACTCACTTTGATCCAAGACGGCCTCTGCAACGAAAACAATATCCTCTTTATCTCCTCGCGGAATAGCAATAATCTCCCTATTCGGGCCGACTATTTTCTTACCCTTAATCTTCATTATGACCTCTCAACTTGGGCTTCGGTGATATTGCACTTACCTGAGCAAGAAATCTGCGAATCGCGTAGATTGTGGTCTAGCTCTTCCCAACGGAAATGCTTGAGAGTAATTTTCTCTTGGGACGAGGACTCACCGCAAGCCGGTTGATAGAACATCACGATATCAACCGCATACGGATTACAAGGATCATCTGTATCAGATGACACCCAGTTAGCGGCTTCACCCTTCTGCTTGAGAACATCATCAAGAGTAGGTACACCACTTAGACCAACACCAGTAATCCACTCCCATACGAACTCGAAGCTGACTTCAACTGGGGCTTCGTCAGCATCACGTACACCTGATAGACGACCTCTATCAAGCATGTACTCACGAGTCTTTAGTTCTCGGTAAACAAGGTTGCCTTCCCCGATTTTAACCTCAAGGCGACGACCAACAAAGGTTACGTTCCCACCAGCGGTTATTTCTTCAACCAGTCCGCTAGCCAGAGTAATAGTCAGTGTACTACCATCTGGTACACCAACCACAGTGCGGGTCATTTCTGGTGACGTTCCGTCCAAGTCACCCTTAACGAACGTGAACTGGGTTGTACTGATATTAGTAGCAGCCAAATCATCTTGGAAGGTGATTGTAATATCAGAACCAGCTTCAACTAGTACATCACCCTTTCCAATACCGTCCAAGGCTTCTAGCTCTAGTTTGATAAGAGCCATCTCGGCGTCAAATGGAATAGGATTTGTTGACTGACCATTGAATACAAGAGTATAGGAACCGCTGGCTGAACTATCCAAGTCGATTTGGAAGACGGCATTAGTACCACCACCAGTGGTTCTACTAATTACTTCGTACTCAGTTCCAGTGCTATCATTCTCGAATTTAACACCAGTACCGGCGGGTACAATTACATCACAACCAGTTAGGGCTA